TGTGTAGTGATCTGATAGGCCGTAAGTACAGCTACGGCAAGGATGATTGCATCCATTTGGTGATCGATGCACTAGAGCAGCTGGGCATTAAAAATCCAGGAGTAAAGGGCGTTTGGTACGAGATGACGCCACGGGAGGTCTTGAGGGAGCTGAATGTCTTCTGTGAACGGGTTGAACACCCCAGTTATGATGGCGACATAGTCTTGTTGGGCGTTAGGCCGTTGGCCTTCGGAGTCATATGGCAGAGTGGCGTCCTTTACATCAACAGTTCAATCTCCGCAGTGGACTGGAAACCGGCGGAGTACCTTACAATCCGCCGCTCTTACCGTACGAAAAGTCATTAATACAAGCGATTGGTTGCAGTGAGGATGAATATCGCGAGTTAATTCGTCATGCAATATCGCGCCAAGGCGTGCGTCCAGCTGAGTATGATCTTGTCCCTGATATTCAAAACACTGGCCTTGAGCCAATCCTGATCAATCTTGCAATTGGCATTGCTTTAACTGCAGTCAGCGTATTACTTGCTCCAAAGGCTCCTACTGTCGAGCCTCTGCAAAATAAGCGTGGAGTTAGGGGGCGAAAACTTGCGGATCAAATTGGCCCAACACGCTTCAATCAAGCGACTAACTTTGACAATATCTCAAGCCTCGCTGAGCTTAATCAGCCAATTCCGATTCCATTTGGCAAGCGTGGGACTGGGTTAGATGGAGTCTTAACTGGCGGTCTAATCCTTGCGCCTGCATTGGTGTGGAGTCGTCTTTATGCGTATGGCGCATATCAAGCATTTGAAGGCGTTTATGTCGCGGGTGAATTTGGGGTAGACGAGCCAGACCTTGCTGGAATTTTGATTGGAACGGCGGCACTCAACTCTTTGGGCAACAAAGACTTTGCGTTGTACTGGTCATCGAAGGAAGGCAGCAATCGACCTGCCAAGTTGCTGCATGGCACTGAAGGCCCTGGTGCTACTGGCACGGTTGGTAGAACAATCTTTACCGCTCCAACAGATGACGGCCAATTTAGCAACGGCTTTTCAATGGCCTATACCCCAAGCGGGGATACTACGTTTGGAACCAGCACACCGATCCACAATGGCAGCGCATACCGGTTTAACTGGGAAGTAATAAGCGCACCTTTTGTATCAACGCTAGGGCCTGACAATGTAGAGGCTCGCCGCGAAGTACAAGCAAAACGCCGCAAGATTGCTGGCAGCTTGGCTGATGTGTTGCACATTTCAGGCGAGGAAGCAGGGCAACCTGGCGTCGGAAGAGCTTATTCCCGGCACATGGGATTTGTGCAACATAACAGCACTAAGCATGAAACTAGGACGGTTGTATCTATCAACGATGGAGATACAGCAATTTTTGAAATTGACAATAGGGACAAAGCATGGGAAGACTTTGAAAAAAGCGATTTTGCAGATACAGAAGTAAGCTTAAAAGATCTTGTTAATACAGCCAAGGGTTGGCGCGAGCGGGCGTCTGATTTGCTGGTCGTTGGAACGAGATGGATTATTGGATCAAGCTCTTGGATTGTCGAAGAAAGAACTAATACTGGAGACCAAATCTTTATCACTTTTAAGTGTGTCGCTGTTTTAGGGGTCGCTGAGATTGGTATCCCAGGCAGGAGAGCTGTTGAAGAACCTCTTGGTGGATACGAGGGTGACACTTTCAACCCAAACAAGCATTGTGGGGCGGCGTTTTATAACGTCTGCCGCCTCAATGTTGCAACAATTCGTCCAGTGCGTAGGGACGCTGAGGTAATTGAACTTGGCATTAGAAGTCAAGTTTGGAATCGTGCTTCAGGGCTATGCAACTTCAACGCTATCCCCTCGCCTACCAAGCTGTTTCAGCTGGATGAGGACGACATCAATTTGTCCACACCACGTATGGATAAATACTTCAAGCGTTCATCTTGCTTTTCGATTTGGGTTCGTCCTGTTCGGGAATACGGCCAGACTCAAAACACTTTTGTTCGCATACCTAAGGTTTTTTGTGTGCAAGGTAGCGCACCGATTAACCAAAACAATTATCTACGGATTCGCCCAAGGACAAAGGGGTTTTATGAATATCGGTTGATCCCTCGTACAGGTTCAGATATCGCCATCAACAGCATTGCCACGAATACTGTGACAGTGCTCGATTCAACAGAGGGCACTCCATACACCGGAACAGCGGTTGGCATTGATTACGCAACGCCTTATGGAGATTTTAGGATTACAACTCAAGGCAAAGAAGTTCTCATCAACGACATTAGGGTAAATGGCGAGTTGTTCGCCGATCCAGCTGTAGCGACAAAATTAACTACAACAAACAAACCCACCTCATTGAGCGTGAACAGCTCTTCACCCAATAGCAACAACCCTTACCTATTTAAACATTCTTTTTATACGCAATATCTTGGCGCTGCTCGTAACAATAAAGGGTCAACAGTGTCTGCAGAGGAACTAATCGCGCTTTCAGGCGGGCGCAGCATCAAAGTTCGGATTCAAGCGACATCGCGCCCAGGCGTTTTAGGGGTGACAGTCGGTCCAAAGTATGTAGAAGCAAACAGCGGCGACATTTACTTATGGGAAAACGTTTCTTTTACAGTTGCAGAGTCTTCGGGCAATTTTTCTGTTGGAGAGTCCTTTGATGTCACTAAAGCCGTTAATAATCATTTCGTTAATTATGCAGCTACTTTAGGCCCGCGTTATTCCAACGTCACGTTTAATTTGCGAGTTGCTTCAATAACTACCGTCATTCCTGGTGAGCTTAAGAAAGGCGAACGTGCGTTTGAGCTAAACTCGCAGGTCTCAGATTGCAGCCATTACACCGAACTTACGAAATCCAATGAGTCCGGTCCAGAGCATGAAATTGTTTACGTTAATGAATACATATCAAATGACGAAACTGCCAACTATGACGCCATGTCAACGATTGGCTTCACGGTTAAGTCGAGCGGGGAGATCGCAGCACTCAACCAGCTGAGGATTTATTCAGAGACTGGCATCCCTGTCAGGCGCTTGATTGAAAACGACAATAAGCCAAGCAACCTATTCGCTGACCTTGTTTTTTACTTGCTAACTAACAAAACGCAAGGCGTTGGCAATGTCGTTCCAGCAGAACTTATCGACGAGGATGCGTTGAGGACAACTGCTCGTTTCTTGCGAGCAAATAGAATTTTCTATGACGGTGTGCTTGAAGATAGCGAAAGTTTCCGCAGCTTTTTGTATGACAACGCTTCTCTACAGCTCTGTAATTTTACGATCAAAAACGGTCGGTTTGGAATGCAACCTGCATTGCCGTTCAATTCAAGCCATGAGATCAGCCTTGATCCTATAAGCGTGCAGCAGATTTTCACTGCTGGCAACATCATTGAGGATTCACTGCAGCTGCAATATATCGATGTTTCACAGCGGTCAAATATCCGTGGTCTTGTCAGCTGGCGCGTAACCGTGCAAAACGACTTGCCATATCAGGCATCAGCGTTGCTGGAGTGGGCTGATCTGTCTGCCAGCCAAAAGGCGACAACAGAGCAGGCATTTGACCTGAGCGAGTTTTGCACCAACCGTGACCAAGCCTTGCGGACGGCACGTTTCTTGATGAGCACTCGCCGTCGTGTCACAAAAACTGTCAGCTTTAAAACTATCCCTGACGCTTTGAGCGTGCAGCCTGGCTCTTACATCCGGGTGATCACAGAAGCCAGCACCTACAACTCCGCTGCAAACGGTGCGATTACGGATGCTGGAACGCTGGTGAGCGTCACGACGGTAAAGGATGGAACGTATGACGCATTGGTCTACGACCCAACTACGCAGTCGGTGATTGAAACGCCACTAACGATTTCAGGCAACGCTGTTACGGACTCAAAATTCAATGGCACTTTGTTCACCCTGCTGGGCGGCGATACGGACTACAGCGTTTATCAGATTGAAGAGCTGACCTTGGATGACGCTGGTTTGGTGTCCATCAGCGCAGTTGAAGTGCCCACTGATGCCTCTGGGGTTAGCATCGTGGCTAAGGACGTTTTGACGCCGAGCAACTTTACGGTTCTTGAGTGATGGCTTTCCCAACGCTGACGCCAACTGGCCGTGACTTCACTGCAGGGAACTTTCCTAGCAAGACGTTTAATTCGCAGTCAGGCGCAGAAGTCCGCATCTTGTATGGATCGCGGCGCGTCAATGCCACGCTGAATTTGTCTTATGCCAATGTCCCAGACGCATCAGCAGAATCATTCCTGACTGATTACAGCAGCCAGCTCGGCACATTCCGAACATTTACGTTGCCATCAGCGGTCTTTGAGGGCTGGTCTGGAGCGGTATCAACGCTTGACGCACCACCGGGCACGAAGTGGCGTTATGACGCTGAACCACAGGTCCAGGCTGTGCGTCCGGGTGTTAGCAGCGTTACAGTGGCATTGCGAGCGGTGGCGTAATGGCAAAGGTTTACACCGGTAGAGATGGCGTTTTACAGCTGTCTGGAGCGACCCTCGCCAAGGTCGTTAATTTCAGTCTGCAGGCAGATTTAGAAACGCTCGAAACAACAACACTTGGCGATAGCTTGCGTAGTTATAGCCCTGGCGTTTTGGGTTATTCAGGAAACGCATCTTTGCTTTATTACAAGGATGACTCTGGGAGCATTAACACTGCAAACCTATTAAACAAGTTGATCAGGACAGGTACTGGAGGCGTATCAAGCAGCGACACTGTTGAACTGACCTTGCGTTGGGTGGATGGAACGGATGAAAACGACATCAAACTAACTGCTTACATTACAAGCGCAACGATTGGAGCATCAACAGGCGAGATCACCCGTGCTGACATTTCATTTACTGGAACGGGTGCGCTTTCTACTGCATCGATCTCATGAGCGTTTATTTAGGCACGTTTGGTGATGTAGAGCTGCAACGTGAGTTTGACGGTAGCGAGCTGCTATCTACGATCAACGTTTCGGACGTCAATGCAACGGCAAAGCGGTTTAGCTTTGACTTTGAGCATGGCCAGTTATTGAGTGGTGATCAAGTTGAAATTACGAGCACCGACGGCTCAGCACTTGATTTTATTAATGGCTACACGGCCACCAGCATCAAACGATTCATTTATGTAGACGAACTGGATGGCATCCGGCTGTATGAAACATTCTCTAATGCAGTTAACGGCGGTTCAGCTAATGCAATTGCCCTTGCTACTCCAGGAAATGCGATCCCAGTCAGGGTCAAAGTGGCAAACTCTGATCGACGCTTGCTTGTGCAATGCAACGGCTATGAGCTAAACACTGAGCGCGAAACAGTTGATACAACAACTCTGTCAGATGAGTTTCGTAGCCGGATTAGTACGTTGATGTCAGGCTCAGGCAAGATGTCTTGCTTTTGGGAGTATCTCCCTAGTGGAGACAATGAGCTACCTAATTATCTTTTAGAGCTGCAATTGCGTACCAGAGTGGGCAGCCAGTTTAAGGCAAGATTTTATATTAAACGTGCAGACCACAACCCCAGCGGTATTGCAAGCGCAAGCAATGACGAGATTTGGTATGAATTTGAAGGGGTGTTGACAGGTTGCGCGGTTCAGTTTTCCCCGTCAAATGCGGTGCAAATAGAGGCTGATTTTATTACAACAGGGCCGATTGAGATCAGGATGGATCTTGAGGTCCCCGAGAAGCTGCTGCAGGAGAACGCTGATGACATCTTGTTAGAGCAGGGCACCAACAACACGCTGATGTTGGAATCATCTGCTTGAAGCCTTAAACTGGGGCCATCGCTTGGCCTTAGGTAGAGAACCCCATGGCAGATCTCAAGATTAGTCAGTTGCCAGCTTTGGCGGGCAGTGATCTGCTGGCCGCTGATCAGCTTGCTGTTGCGGACACCAGCGCAAGCGAAACTAAGCGAATTACAGTCACTGACTTAGTTGGCAATGCGGTCACGTTGATCGCTGATGCCACTATCCCCGGCGCAAAGATCCTTTTCAGCGCAGGCGGTGTTGCTGGAACGGCCATTGCTGACGGAGGCGTCACAACCGCCAAGCTTGCTGCAGACAGCGTTACGGCTGCCAAGCTTGCGGATGAGTCAACCGTTGACCTTGTTACAACGCTTCCTGCTGCTGGTGCGTTTACTGGCCAGATTGCGCTTGATACTGACGACAGCAAGATTTATGTCTGGAATGGCTCAGCTTGGGTAAGCGTTAAAGGCGCTGGTTCGGTCAACGTCGTCAACGGCAGCACCACTGGCGTTGTCAACATCACGTCAACGACCAGCGGCGATACTTGCACGATTGCTGCAACGCTCGACGATACAAGCGCTGCCGCTCAATTCCTTGGTGGGCCGACTGGTGCTGGCGGCACTGTTGGTTATCGCACCATCATTGGCACTGACCTGCCAACGCCGACCACTTCTGCCAAAGGTGGCGTCATCGTTAATGGCAACGGCCTTGCGATGTCTGGTGACACGCTGACCGTAAACAACACAGTCACTGCAGAGGCTAGTGAAAATCACATTGTTCAATATGACGCGAACGGTCTTGTAACCGGCGGTCGTGTCATTGCCGCTGCTGACGTTCCAGTTGCAACGTCTTCAACGGTTGGCGTCATCAAGCCTGGATCGGGCTTGGGTGTTGATGCCGCTGGTCAGGTGAGCCACAACAACAGTATTACTGCTGGTACAGCAGCCAAGGTCTCGTTTGACACTGAAGGCCATATCACTGCAACAGAGGCACTAGCCGCTAGTGACATTCCAAACATTGACGCCTCAAAGGTCACTACAGGAACATTCCCTGAGGCCCGGATTGGTTCTGCTGCTGTTGCAGGCAGCAAGCTGAAAGATTATGCGGTCGCGCAAATCAGCGAAACGACCCCAACCGCTGAGTTCACATCACAGTTCTTCTTTAATCCGATCACACGAGATCTGTTCTTGTGGGACGGCAACGTGTTTCAGCCTGTCGGCATTAGCGCTGGTGAGATCGTTCTTGCTGGAACGTATGACGCGAGCACAAACCTGCTGGATTCAGTAACAGCTGATGGTTCAGCTGCTGGATTTACCAATGGTCAAGCGTTGCCTGCTGGTGCAGCTGGAAACAACCGTCATTACGTTGTTGTCTCACAGAGTGGAAATGGCACAGCACCAGCGCCAACAGTTGCACTTGAGCCGCCCGACATTCTGCTTTCTAACGGTTCAACCTATGTATTGATTGAAACGTCAGAGACGATTACGGCGCAGGTTGCGTCCAATGTTGGTTTTACGCCAGCTGGAAGCATTGCTTCAACCAATGTGCAGTCGGCCATTGTTGAAGTTGACAATGAGAAAGCACCTAAGGCCAACCCAACACTGACTGGAACGGTGGCGCTGGGTGAAGACGCTGTTTTGACGTTTGAGGGTGCAACGGATAACGCGTTCGAAACAACGCTGACAGTTGCCGACCCAACAGCAGACCGGACAATCACGCTGCCTAACGTGACCGGCACTGTCTTGACGACTGGGGACACAGGAACAGTTACCAGCACAATGATCGTTGATGGCGCGATTGTTAATGCTGACATCAATGCTGCTGCTGAGATTGCAGTTAGCAAGCTGGCGAACGGCACTGCACGTCAACTGTTGCAGACTGACTCGCTTGGCAGTGGCGTTGAGTTCACAAGCAATGTGGATGTCCCTGGAACGCTGGACGTTACTGGAGC